GGCTTGGAAGTGGCGGACGTATGCCATCCACTCCGCAAGTTCTCGCGTTGTCATGCGGCGTTCCAGTTCGCCGACCGTCATGCCGAGATGCCCCGCCAGCCGAAACAGAAACTGTCTCGACGGACGGAGATTTAGTTTTTTGCCAGTTCCTCCACGTCTGCCTCGCTCATCGCGTTGTGGCTCATGGCCTTCTCAAACAAGGTGGATACCACCTTGGCTGACTTGCTTGCGAGGCTGGCGATCTGCTCGTCGGTGAACAGCCGCTCGCCGCTCTCTGGGTGGCACAGGCAACGGGCGAGGAACTTCGTGCGGAAGTTGTCGATGCCCGTCTCACGCTTGCCGATCCACTCGCGTTCGTAGCCGTCGCGTTCGCCGACCGTCATCACGCGGATGCCAAGCACCATCGGCTTGCCTTCGGCGTCAGGCCATTCCTTGACCGTGACCTTGAGAATGCCGAGGTCATCGGCTGCGAGGATTTGGGCTGCGAGTTCTGCTGCTGTAAGTGGCATACCTAAGACTCCATGACAATCTTGAAAACACCGACGTAACGCGTCACGTCGTTGACGGTCCCTGTTGCACGAAGCGACTGACAGATTGCCTTCGTCGTGAAGGTCAGTCCGCCGCCTGTCACTTGAAGCGTTGACTTGAGGCCGTACTGGTCAGCCGTCAGCCGCGTCGTGGAGAAGGACGATATTTCTATAGTCCCTGCGTCAAGCGTCCAGGCTTTCGAGCGGCCCATCGGCAACTCGCCGCCGCGCTGTACGTCGATCTTGGACACCTCGCCGAACGCCGTGCCGTTCCAGACGGCAGTGACTCCAGTGCAAGCAATCGCCATGACGGGCCTCCGTCATGGCGACTACGAACGAGCGATACGGAGAGTCGCCTGACCTCGGATCGCGTCGTTGGTCGCCAGCGTCAGCGTTGAAGCGTTGACGGTGTAGGCAATCGCAGACAGCACGGCGGTCCCGCCGACCGTGATCAAGCAAGTCCCCGTCGAGGCGTCAGCGATGATCGTGCGGCCGAGGTAGTCGAACTGAACCTGCCGACCGGTGTCGGTGGTCGAGCCTTGGAGCGGCCGATCCTGCGTGAGGATCGAAGCACCCGTAGTCTGGCCCAGGTGCGAAACGTCGATCTTTTCTTGGTCGGCAGTCGGGTCCGTAAAGGTAATGACGATGTTCGTGGCGGTGTAGTTGGTAGCACCCAACTTGATGATTGTGCCTGTACCGTCATGAGGAGTATCGGCCATTGAGTTCGGCTCCTATATCTCGGACCACATGATTGAGAACGTCTGCGACACGCTGTAGACGGGCGGCATATCGCCTCCCGCCAACTGCACGAACCCGTCTATCTCGTTGTCGAGGCTGACGTTGTTCACTAATACCGAGTCTGACGGTGAGCCCCCGTACCCATCCAGAGCGAGCCGCACGCGGTCGGCGAGGTCTCTTACTGCCTCGTAGGTAATGGCGAACAGTTCGATGCTCAGCAGCACGGTTGGCATCCCCATCGGCCCGCTGAGCGTTTGCTGACGCTGCACGCCAGACCGCCGCCACGTTGCGAATGGGAGGTCGGCCGAGGCCGGGGCGAGGACGGGATAGATTCGCGTGCCGATCACCGCCGCCACCGCCGGGTTGGACAGGAGGACCGTGCTGATCGCCTGCTCTGGGCTTTTGAGGGGCATACCGCACTATGCGGCAAGCCCCCCCGCCCCATGCAGCCTAGAGCGTGTCCGTGCCGCTGACGGAACCCGTGGATCGGTATCTCAGAGCAGCCCACGCCTCGGCCAGCGTCAGGGACAACTCTCGCTGGAGGATCGCCGCCATCTCGGCCTGAGTCTGGAGCCACGCCTCGTTGACCGGCGGGATGCCCTTCACGCCGCCTGCTGGCGAGGGTGCGATCTCAAACGGCGTTTTTGACTTCTTAAAAAACGCCCTTGGATACCCTGGATACGTCTGGATTCGGCCCTCGCCGGTCGTGTCCCGCAGCACCTTGAACGGCCCGAGCTTGTTGAACGAGGACGCGATGTAGGTCGGCGTTTTTTCTTGGACTTCGTGAAAGACGCCTTTCCCGCTTACGGTTTCTACCTTGCCCATTCGCACCCGAGTGAACGGGGCGGTCGGACTGCGGCGGGTGTATTTCCTGAGCTTCGCGTTGTTGATCTTTCGCGCGTCCGTGCCGAACTCCAAAAGCCACTGGTGGAACGCACGGTCCTTCCCCGTGCGAACGCTGCCTCCTGCGGCACTGCTCGCGGCTCCTTTGGCGGCTCGCGTGTAGCCCACGATGCCGACCGCCACGCCGTCCTGTTCGTACTGAACGACCTTCGACGCCACCGCCCGTTTGAGGTTCCCGGTCGGCCCGACCGGCGTAATCGCCCGCAGGGCTCGCACGTTGGGGTCAATCGCCTTGCGGATAATCGGGGCCAGCACTTTCGCCGCCTGCGGCGCGGGAAAGAACGTCCCGATCCGACGCACAAGGTCGGCGAACTCGGTCGTGCTCAGCTTGATCTTGATGCCAGAGACAGCCATCAGACGGCCTCCTGACAGATCAGTTCGTGGATGCTGCGGTTTTCGTGCTCGAGGATCGAGATGATTTCCAGCGTGCGGCCACGCCACGACAGCCGCATCTTCGACGTGAGGCCCGTCAGGTATCGCATCTTCACGCGGTGTGACAGTTCGATCTGCTGCTGACCGGCAAGGAGAAACTCGCGAGCCGATACGCCTTGCACGTTTGCCCACACCTCGGTGAACGTCGCCCACTCAAGCACGGACTCCCCGAGGCGGTTCCGAGTCTCGGTCGCCTGCTGCACCGTAACGCGCTCGCGGAGTGTCCCAGCGTCAAGAGCCATACATCACCGCCGTGTAGGTAGCTGTGCCGCTGTTTGTTCGGATGGTAAAGCCGTCGATGCCGCCTGTCTCTGGATGCAGCACGACAGGCGTATTGGCGAGGACGCGGGAGTATGCCGAACCAGACACCTCAGACAACTGAGCCTCAGAGGAACAGGTGAACGCAATCACGCTCACGCCGTTTTCAAATGAAACGATTGAACCAGCAGCGTTCCTGTACGTTGAGGGATCAGTCAGGAAAGTTTGGTTTGACGCTCCAACAGTGCCGGTGACCACGGCCACCTTGCCCGTCAGGTACTCACGCGATGCACTCAGGCTCACGACGTTTAATGCCTCGTCGCCACTCTTGTCGTGGAACGTCGCGTCAACGCTAATGCGGCCTTCGATGCTCACGGGTTAAAAGTCTCGCAGAGGATGATCTTGTATGTCCCCGTACCGACGCCAGCAGACATCTCAATCGCTGGCATGAATGCCGGGTAGTACGTCACAGCAGGGATGCCCCTGACGGATTGCAGGTAGAACTGTGAGTCCCCGTAGTCAACAAGCGTCCTCGGGAAATCGCCGCTCCATGTGAAAATCACTCGCTCCACGGAGTCCATCAGCACCGCTTGGCCCGCTGCGTTTCGGTAGGTCGTTTGGCCTAAGGAGCCGAAGTTGACTGAGGCCGTTCCAGCCGTCCCGGTGACCACCGCTACCTTACCGGCCGGATATTCGACGGAGTTGCTGAGGCTGACCACTTTGATCGAGGAAGTGCCGTTCAAGTCGTGGAACAACACGTCCACGTTCACCCGCCCGTCAAGCGTCATGTGTATGACCCCCAGGCGATAGAGTCCAGCAGCCGCTTGGCTGCATCGGGCATCTCGCCGCCGCCGCGCTTCTCGTAGATTTCGTGGACACACATAAGCAAAGCGGTCTTGACCCGCTGCGGCACGTCGGCTGCGGAGCCATACCCTGCCCACCATGTGACGGCCACAGAGTTTTGGTCGAGTAGGTGCGACGGCCACGAGCCGTTGTAGATGTTGCGGATGACGCCCGGTGAAGCGTCGCGATCCACGCGGTAAGAGCTTGTCGAGAGCGTAGCGGTCGCCAGCGAGTCGCCGGTCGTGTAGGTCACCGACACCGCCGTGGCCGTGCCAGCGACGGCCATCGGGGGGCGAGGCAGTTCAATCTCGGCAGGGAACGCATCGAGCCGCATGGTCAACTGCTGCGTGACCAAGGCACGGTCAATGTAGTCCTCGCACCACTCGCGGGCTGACGTGATGTAGCCCGTGATCAGCGAATCGTCTGCCGTAGTGTCCACGCGGAGGTGGCTCTTGGCCTCGGCCAGGGTGATCGGCTCCGCAGCCGGGGCGGTCAGTCGCTTAAGGCTGCGGTAGCGTCTCATCTTTTTCGTCTCCTCGGCGTCACGTCAGCCGTCTCGGTCACCGGCTCGACGCTGGCTGTCTCAATCAAGGTCTGCTGCGAGTCGCGCACCTCGGTGGCGTACTCCCACGCGACGAGGCCTTCGGCCTGCCGTTCTGGGAGGT